GTATAAAACTCAAATGGGTAATATGCATGAATGTAAGAAAAATCAATTTATTTTTGCTGATATAATGTGGAAATTATGGGAAGATCACAAGAAATTTAATGAAAATGACTGCTGTCTTCATGGTAATCAACTTAATGCTTTATGTGCTGATTGTGATGATGAAACATATCATGAAGAACAAGATCATAAAGCAATGAAAAAGGAGAAAAAATGATAAATGACTGGGGATTAACATATAATCTAACATATGCTAGATCTGCAAGTAAATTAAGAGTTAATGAAAGAGAATCATTTGCTGTTAAATTATGTCCAGAATGTAATCGTGCTTATGAAATGACACATAATCAGTATAAACAAATTTCAACAACACACTATTATAAAAACTTCCCAAGAAGAGGATTATATAATCAAGTGTGTTTTGCATGTAAGGAGATAGAATGATAGATAGACTATTAGAAAAAATAGGGAGAACTAATGATTAAAGAGTTTGCATTTGGATTAGCAAATCGACATCATTTTGGAGATGTACACGATATTGAGAAATGGGCCGGTATGGCACAAGATACTTTCATGTCCTTATGGGATTATGATAATCATGTAATTGATTATGTTAAACAGAAAGGTACTCTTGCATCATATGATGGAATGCTTTATATGCCTGATGAATTTATTCTCGATGTTGATGGTTCTAATCCAGAAAATGCTCGACAAAAAACAATTGGTTTAAGTATTGTCCTAAATGATCTATGTATTCCATATCAAGTTTACTTTTCTGGAACTGGATTTCATTTAGGCATACCCGGATCTGCGTTTAGATGGAAACCAGCACCTAATCTCCACTTAATGGTGAAAGATGAATTGATGGCTAGAGGTATTTATGAATATGCAGATGTATCTGTATCTGATAAAACTAGATTAATAAGAGTTGTTAATACTCTCAATAAGAAATCTAATTTGTGGAAGATACCGTTATTACAAGCTGAACTACATAAACCTATAACAGAAATACAAGCTTTAGCAAAAAGCAAAAGAAGTACTTATGCATGGCAAACATTAGAATGTGAACCTGTATTTGATGTATTAAAACGTAAAACTATAGCAAGTGATAAAACATTTGAAACTGTTACTCTTGGTAAGAGTCCTGATCCTGTATGGTATCCATGTATTCAAACTATGATGGCTGGTACTGGTCAAGGATCAAGACATCAGATAGCTTTACGTGTAGGTGCATTTCTAAGATGGAGATATCCTGAGCATGTAGTAAGATTAGTTATGGAAGATTGGAGGACAAGGGTAGATTTACCTAAACATCCCTTTACTAAGAAGGAAATGGATAAGATTGTAACTGATTGTTATGAAGGTCATAATGGTAATGGCTATAATTATGGTTGTACTGATATTCATATGGACAATCATTGTGAATCTACATGTGTGCTTTATAAGACTAAGAAGTCTCAGAATATGATGGATGCTAAAGCTATGGAGAAAGAACTTGTTGATTTCTTCACAAGAGATTTAGATCCTATAAATATAGGTAAGTTATATGGACAAGACTTTCCTATATATCCTGGTGAGGTTGTTATCTTACAAGCACCACCTAAGTCTATGAAAACCATGCTCTTACAGAGTTGGATACATAAACTTAAACGTCCAACTTATTTCATTGAAATGGAAATGTCACCACGTCAGATGTGGATGCGTTTCGTTATGATGGAAAAAGGTTGGAATGAAGATGAACTTAAAGCTCATTATACGCAATATGCTAATGGAATTTCACAAAACTTTGATTGGCTTACTATAGATTATAATAGCTGTTATTCTCATGAACTTAATAAACGTATTATGATGTTACCATATAAACCAGAGATAGTAGTGGTAGATCATATGGGTTTGTTTAAATCTCAAAAGCATGATAATAATATGAAAGTTGAAGAAGTATCGCAAGCTTTAATGGAAGTTGCAATTCACAATAATGTAGTAGTATTTGCAGTATCTGAAATAACAAAGCAAGCATTTCATGAAGGTATGGATATAACTTCAGCCAAAGGATCATTTCGTATTGGTTATAATGCCAATAAAGTCCTATCATTAACACCATATAAAGATGAAAATAATCTCATTAAATCATTAAAGGTTGTATGCACAGCCAACAGAGAAAGAGAAACATTAAATCTTGAATTAATTGTTAATGGTACGGATATAAGATGATACAAATAACAAAATGGTTAAATCCTGAAGATGAAACATGGTATAAAGGAACTTATATTACTGTTCTTGAATGGTTGATGATTGAAAAAGAATCTATCTCCAGACTTACTGGTAAGACTACAACCATAAGGACTAATTCAGAAGGAGCTAAAGCCGTATTTAGGAAAAGGATCAAATAATGTTTCAAGACAAAATGGCAGAAGAAGCCGATTGGAAAGATGGAATGAATATTTTCAGGTCGAGAGTAATAGAACAGTTAGATGGAATACTTGAAGTACTGGATATATTAGAAAGAGAAATAACAAAACTAAAAAACAAGGAGAATACCCCATGAACCCTTATTTACCAATAAGAAAAGTACCATTAGATTATGATGGTATACAATCATCTGCCTTTAGTGTACAGATGCAAAAACCAAATGATACTTCATTCAGTTGGTCAGAAGTAGGTGTAGTAGGTAATAACTATATGTTACTACCTAATGAAGAAGTAAAAAATGCTGCTCATCAAGTAGCTGAAGAATGTAAAATTGACTTTGTTCATGATAAAACATTCTTTAATGGTCGAAATTTCGTGTATTCCATGAAATCTCAACATATAGCAGGTGAGGTTAAGGTAGGTGACGATGTAGCCTTAGGCATGCAATTTTGGAACTCCTATGATGGTTCTAAAGCATTTGGCTTTGCTATGATGTTATATCGTCTCATATGTACCAATGGTATGATGAGTAAAGATCACTTCAATACTTATAGATTCAAACATGAACCTAAGAGTGAAGATTGGGGTGATAGTCTTGAACAGGTAGTGACCAATATTAATAATCTTGTTAGTGGTACTTATCAATTAGATGATTTTATAAAGAATCTAAGAAAATTAAGTGCTTTAGAAGTTACTATGGATGTACTTGGTGATGTTAGACATAATCATCTACAAGAAATTCCTGTTAGTATTTGGGGACAAATTGTAGATAGGTTTACTCATACCAGTAAAGAAGATTATAGTGGTTGGAATTTACTTAATGCCGGTACAGATTTGTTATGGCATAAAGAGAATCCTACCATTACTACATATGGGCAGAATGCTACCATAGTAGATGGTCTTTGTAGAGCAGTTGCATAAGTATCCTAGGTACTCCAGATTAGTCCTTTCGAGATTGATCATCGTAGAATCGCAGATAAATATCGGTTAGGGTCTGTGTATGGAGTATAAATTTATAGGGGGGTACGCATTCCTTAGGCTTGATGATCGTGTATTCACACATACCACATTTGCTGCCCCCTTATGAAACACTTACAGAAACTATTTAAGAAGATATTGTTAGAGAATATAGAGCTCAAGAAGCAGATTAAAGTTCTTGAAACAATTCTACGTTCTTATTTACCAATTTTAACAAGGAGAAAAGATGATATATAAAGAATTTAACAAAGAAAGTCATGCTACTAATGACAAACCTGCAAAAGATTTAGTAATTAATTTTCTTAAATCAAAGGGATTAGATGCTATGGAAAATCCTGATAAGTATGGTATAGATATTGTAGTTCCTCGTTATGAAGTTGAAAGACGTGAGATATGGATAGATGAATTTCCATTTAAAACTGTACATATACCAGCAAGAAAGGAAAAGTTTTTAAAGCATAGTATAGTATATGCAGTAGTTAATAAAGACTTTGATAAAATAATGTTTTGTAGATCAGAAGTCATTAGGCAATATAATCTAATAGAAGTTCCCAATAAATCAGTACCAGAAGGTGAATATTTCTATGATGTTCCTATTGAAAAATGGCGTATTTATAATACAGGAGAGAACAATGAACATAAATAAACAAATACTTAATTTGATAGAGCAACGTCTTGATAAAGGAAAGAAGAGATATGGTAAGGAAAATATCTCCTCAGATGGTAGGGATTTTGTTCAGGAAGCTCTTGAAGAAGCACTTGATTGTGCTGTATATTTAGCAGCTCATCTAATTGAAATGATGGATGAAGATGACTATGAACCTACTACTGCTGATGAATATAATAAGGATCTTCCAGGATATCAATGTACTGGAGATGAATGTCTCTAATACATTTAATTGAGATACAAATCTACGGATGTAGAATGGTAAATAAAAGACTCAACTCTACAATGTATCTCTTTACATTATGTATGGAATAAATGCAAAGTTATCTAGAACATATTTCAAGTGCTATATGTGCCGCATCACAAAAGCACAAGATGTATATATTTGGGGTAACTTTGCCATTCTTCCAAAACATCCTTATGAAGAACAAAGGATTTGCAATAAGTGTGCCAAAAGAGAACATGGCAAACGTACTAAGTTAGAAAATATAATAAATGAAAGGACTAAGAAATGGCTAAAAAAGCAGCAGTAAAAGAAAAGTATGCAGGACGTAAAGGATCTATACCAGGGATGGAAATTAAAACACCACCACTTTCTAAAGAAGTAAAGCTAGATGTTGACTATCTTGGTAACAAGTTAGCTGATTTAAGCGAAAGAGTTAATGAAGTAGAGCTATCTATATCTGACCTTGCTGGTAAAATTAAAAGAATAATGGGCAGGATGGGTCTATAATGGAAAGAGATGGTGATTTAGGTAATTATTTACGATTTAACTTTGAAAATGCTATTGAAATTATAGATAAATTAACTAAAGATAATAATGCTTTACTTGATAAAATAGAAGAACTTGAAGCTAAATTAAATAAACCAATCACAATTAAAAATCAACCAATAAGTGCTAGGTTTCATCAAGCATCGAAAGAAGCTGATGCTGCCATGAAACGATTCACAGCTAAATTAAGAAAGGAATTAAATAATGCCAAGTCCAAGCAAAGCCAAAGGCAACCGGTTTGAAAGAGAAATAGTTAATACAGTTCTGAGTTCAGGATTCAATAAATGTAAGCGTGCATGGGGGAGCAATGGTGCTTCTCTCGGTATGCATGAAGAGGTTGATGTCCTAATGGGAGATGATTTTAAGATTCAAGCTAAATGTAGAAAGAAATTAGCATCTTTTCTTGTACCCACTGAACATGTAGATGCTGTAGTATGTAAACAAGACAGAGGTGAAACACTTATTATTATGAGATTCGATGATTGGTTAGAAGAAAGATTCATTTGTTCAATGCCGGAGGACAGGTAGTGGAATTTGGTAATAAATATTTAGGTGGAGATATTAATAAGGATTATGCTAGTATTTTTATAGCACCATTTGGAATTGAAGTATTTTCATACAATGAAGATATAGAAATTAACTTCACCATGTGGCCAGTACAATTGACATTTGGAATTGGAAAAAATAGAAGTCTATTTAGAGACTAGGAAGATGAGGAAGGCGTAGGTGGTATATCTCCATTCTACCTACGCATACCTTCAAGTACTGCTAAAGCTCTATCAACATTAGTAGCTCTTTTCTTCTGTTTCTTCTTAGACTTCTTACCAAATACAGCTTCATGACCTTTCTTAGTCCAAGTAGCAGGATAGAGTTTGAGATAGTGTGTTAAAAGATCCCTACCCCTACCAGCTGCTATAGCTGGAGCAATCTTATTCTTTGTAGTACCCCAGAATGTAGACCATTGATAAGCATTAAATCTTTCAGCCATAGAGTCATTAGGATCAGAGAAATCCACATTACCAAATAATATTTTATTAAGAGTGCTATTATCTATATCTATAATCTCATTAGCTATCATAAGATGTTTGACTGTACCAAGAGTTGGCCCTGTAAATTCACCCATAAGTCCAAATGTACCTCTATCTGGATTATCATACTGAGTAAGATCATCAACCACACGTTTCATACGGTCAACACTTTCATTCTCTAATACATTACTAAAATCTATATTAGCAAGAACAGATCCTAAAGCTACAAGTCCTGATACACCTGCATAACGCATAGCATATTGTATCTCTTCTGATTCTAATCCTTGTCTAGCAAGTAATGATTTATGGATACCTTTTAAAGCATCATAATGAGTTTCCATTAAAGACATAGGATAATGTAGTAAGTGAAATGCTACCTCAGACATGGCACCAGCACCACCTTCTAATTTCTTTACTATCTTACCATCTTGAATTTCTTCAACAGTTCTCCATTCTCCACGTACAGCTTTAGCTTTAGCATGAGCTGCATACTCATATGCCCAACTATTAACCATCTTTAAAGCATATGTTGTAGAAAACTGTTGTGCTTTATCTGGAGGATAACCATCATTAACAAGCTGTGTATATTTCTTATGTAAAGCTGTCCTGAACATCCATTTACGTTGACTATTCTCAGTAAGCCTATGAAAGTACAAACCTTTATCTAATGTCCATTTACCAACACTTTTAAGTTTATCAGATAATGGACTTCCTTCCATTGTAATCTTGCCAGTAAGAGGATCAAATTCTATTTTACCACTTTGAAGATCTTTTCTAGTTATTAATCCCTCAGTATATAATTCTTTAGCTACATCCGTAAATAAGAATCCTGCTTCTTCTTCAGCCCTACTAACCATTTCCTGAAATTGCCTATCATGAGACATCGCTTTACGAGTATTAGTAAGAGCACTAATCCCTACTCTACTGTAAAAATGTATAGCACTAGCAGCATTCTTAACAGCACCTGTAATATTAAGTCCCATTGTTCTAGCTGTTTGAAATGCATTAAGTGTAGTAACGGCTTTATTTGCCCAATCAGGACGACCAGAAGTACCCTGTGTGAATACAGTATATTCCTCATCAATAAATCTTCTCAATCCTTTTTGGAATTGAGCATCTGATTTAGGTAGATTCTTTAAAGCATCAAGATATGTTACCTGTGTAGATATCATCTTATTGAATTGAGCTGCTTGATCTCCATATTCTTTTAAAACCATGAGAGGATCCTTCTCCCAGTACTTATCAAGAAGTGGATTACGTTTTTGAGCATGTGCTGGAATCTTATTGATATCTATCCCAGCAATTACATTATCAACCACGTCAGCAAAAGCATAATCTCTATTAATAAGATTAGCATTCATAGCCTTAGACAGCCTATCTTTAATCTGCATCATAGTTTCAAACTGAACTTGAGGAAAATAACCACCACGATCATTACCTTTTTTAATATCAGTTATAGATTCATCAATGATTTCTATCATTCTCCCAGCCGTCTTATCAGCTTTAGCAGCATTAACATCAGTACTATTAGTATACTTTAAAGCAATAATCTTCTGAAGTCCTAGAAGCCCATTAGTATATACTGAACCCATAGATTTAAGATTATCCCTAGCTCTTTCTACAGCTTTATACACATGTGGATTGTAATCTGTAAGATCACCTTTTTCATTTCTATAACTAGGCTTACGTGCACTAGTAAATGTATCATTATCCATTTGGACAAGTTCAATAAACTCTCTAATAGTTTTTCCCTTGTCACTAGCAACAAAGCTTTCTAGCTTGCCAATAAACTCTGCCTGCACATGTTCATTGGGATCTGCATTAGCCATTTCCTTACGTAATTCTCTAAGTTCTTTAGTAGCTAAATCTTTCTTACCACCATGTTCCATCATATAAGCATCAAGCATATGATTAGCTATATAAGCATTAGATGTGAGGACTTTATTTATCTGAACACGTTCATAATTTAATATATCATTTAATTTTAAGTAAAACTTTCTAGATGTAGGATCCTGTTTAGATATACCTTCAGGTACTATAAAGGCTAGATTGCTAAATTTACCACCTAGAGCACTATCAAAAGCATCTATCTCTACTTTAATACGTCTATAATCTGCTTTAGTTAGAGGACTATCAGAATCCCAAGGTTTCTCTAAGCGTTGTTCTATAAGCCATTTCATATTTTTTGCAGAAGATTCAGCATTATATCCCCTACGCCCATCAGAAAATCTGCCCACTATATTTCTTTTAGATATCCAGTAATTATAGATATCACTCATAGCATCCATACGCTGTTGCTTAGTCATACTAGTTACATTACATAAGCCCATTTAAGCTCCTTTAGGTTTCAAAATTTTACACGCTGGGTGGGTCGACTTTCTTAAACAAAGTTCAAAAGCTGGTATATATGCTATAACTTTTTCGTTATTTTTCATTTAGCAACCTTCACCTGTTTGATCTGTTTGTATATTCCAGTACTCATCCTTATTAGGTACTCTACGTATAGGTATCTTTTGACCATCCCTACCTATTACTGTCTCAGTTTTACCCTTTCCTCTTGGAATCACCTGCTTTAATTTATCATTTAATATTGGTGAAGCAAAGAATAAATTCAAATGCTTAGCTAAAGATCTAACTGGATTAGCCATATCTCCAAGTTGTGAGTAATCAAACCGATCCATTCTACCTCTTTCATAACTGCTAATGTCAATCTCAGTATCTCTGCCGGAAGCAAAATGCTCTACATCTTTAACGAGTTCTTTAACAAATTCTCTCTGACCATTATTCTCTGCCCATTGCATAACTGTTTTATATAAATGTTCATTAGTTTTATATGCAGGCATCTCATGACCTTGAGCATCTCTATAATAAGATGAAGGTGTGAGTTGAGGTTGTAATAGATACCTAAGTAATAACTTTATTGGGTCACCGCCTGATATAGATGGTTCCCAACGTTCCATAAACTCAGCTATAGCTCTACCTTCCTTAGCTTGCTGCAGAGCAAACAATCCATCACTCAATACTCTGCTAGATAAAGCATTCTGTACAGTCTTAATATAGTCCATACTAATAGAAGCTCTAAGTTGACGCACATCATCTCTAAAATCATTTACATTTTCTTTAATAAATCTTTCAGGTGTAATCTCATTACCGTATGTAGCTTTAAATAATGCTTGAGAATATCTAGCTTCATTGCCAGTCTGAGATATCATCTTCTTAGGCTTTCTATCAACGACATATGTATAGCCCTCTTGAACTCTCATCTTACCTTTATTATCAAATGTACCTACAAATTCTAACTGACCATAATTTAATCGCTTACCATCTACACCATGAGTAAATAAACTAGGCTTTGCACCCTCTGCAGGTTCTTCTATAACTTTAACATCTCCCCTAATCCTATATACAGATACCTTCTTACCCTTTTCTAAATACTTAAAGTTTTTCTCTCCTGATTTCTTTATATTCATAATCTGAGTATCAGGTCTATCAATAACCATATCCTTAGCTATCTGCTGATCCATTATATCCATAGCTGATTGTAAGTTAGCTAATCTATTCTGTAGCTTTGCTACCTTATCAGGATTAGCAAACTTCTCAGCTCTAAAATATTCAAGAGTTCCCATCACATTTCTGTGCTGACGATGTATTAATTCTTTAAGTATACCATTGTTTAAAGCATTTCTTATCTCTGGAGATACAGGTCTAGTATCAAATGTATCAACAGTTATATCATTTGTTTTCATAAATTCAAGAGGTTTATCCCCAAACATACGTGCAGTTTCTACAAAGCTTTCTATATTTTTGACAAAGAATCCAGCCTTATTAAATAATTCTTCACCAGTACCTCTTCTTTCTACTAAGCCTTCATAGTTTGCATCCCAAAATCCATTAGTTTTAAGTAAGTTTTTCATTACATGACCACCAATAGACATATCGAAAGCAGAAGCAGGATCATCAGATGGTATATTATCAAAGCTAAATATCTTTTTCATTATACTATCATGATTTCCTTTTAGAATATCAAAATATAATGACTCTCTACTTCCTTTCCCTTGACGCTTTCTTATATCTATAGTGTCACCATAAAACATATCTGCATATTCAGACATTAGAAGATCTCTTTGATCCCTATCTCTAACACGACCTATCTTTCTAGCAAGTTTCTTAGCTAAATATCCAGTAGGATTAGAGAAGAATCCCTTCATATCATAATAAGCATTCTTAATTTCAAATGGCTCAGGAGCACGACTACCCTTCTCATCCCAAGTTTCATTTTGAATCATATTAGCTTTCTTTAACGTATTCAATATTTCATAGAACATTTCTTTTTGTATTCTAGTCTTGCCAAAATTAGGATCTTTAAAGAATCCTAATCCTGGTTGATTATGCTTATCAAATACTGGATCCCCTGTAGGTTCAGCATACTTCTCTGCATGGCCAAAGAATAAGAAATCTCTAAGCTTCTGCTTACTAGATATAGCTCCATGTATACCACTATGTATATCTAAAGCATTCTGTATAGTATCATAGAACTTATCTAAAGTCTGCCACTCAGAAGAATCCATACCCTTATTAGCAAGGAAATCTTTTAATACTGGATCCTTACCCATCTTAAAGCCTAATCTATTAAGCCATGATATAGCATTTCTTGCACCTATAATAGTTCCAGTCATCATCTTAGCTTTATGTAATTTAGCAGCATAACTATGAAAACCAACCTGCTCTGGCTTCTCTCCTACCTTACCATTATTACCTATACCAAATATATTTATATAGTTCTGATCTAATACTTGTTCTCTTTCAAACATTCTAAAGTCATCTTTACGGCCATTCTCTTTAGCAAATCCTACAAATACATCCCAAGGTAACTTTGTATGAGTAAATAAGTGATCCCCATCATTATCCCTCTGCATTACAGTACGAAGATCATGTACATTAACTTCAGTTAATCCATCCATGTTATCCATAATTTTCTCTACACGGAATATAACTTTGTCATGACCAACTACTGGTACAGCATGAGACATAAGACCAAACTGCATTTTTAAAGCTTTATCAACTTTCATATCAAATGAAGTAATAAGACCCTTGCTATCGGTAGAACTTACTACCTCTCCTTGTAATAATCTAAAAACATCTCTATAATTTAAGTCATATTTCTTAACTAATCTAGAAAGCTCTTCCATTTGCTTTTTAGCTTTCTGTTGAGAATTAGAATCCATCTTAATATTAGCATCATTGAAAACATCTGCTCCAGCCTTATCAGTACCTCTATAGTTAATACCTTCACCAACCTTATCATAGAATGTGCTGAAGTATTTAAACTTGCCACCCTCCATACCTATAACTACATCTACACCATTACCATCTCTAAATATAAATCTCTCACCTTCAAGATTAGAGTTAATACCATTACCTAATTGTCTGCCTCCAGTATGTTTATTGAGACCTATACCACCATAATTAACAGAAACTCTATCTATCCTATCCTTAGTTACAGTATCTCCAGGGAATGCAGGAGCTCCATGTAGATCTGCATACAATGGTATTGATAATTTTCCATCAATATTAGGTACTATAAAGTTATCTTCACCACCACCTTGATTGGGTACCTTGCCTAAATGTTTATAGTTTGAGCTCCGTAATAGCCTTCTAAGGGCCTTTTGTACCAAAGGGTTGTTAGGCATAGCCCCATACTCAAAAAGTAGCTTAGAGAGGCCAGTATCGCCCTTATCTAAAGGATTACCCTCAGATTGCCCTATCTCATATAGCCATTCAGCTAACTTAGCACCATCTCTATGAACTGTATTCCATTGCACCCCAATTTCTCTTAATTTAGATTCAAATCCCATCCATGTTATAGCTTTATCTATAGTTGCTGGAGATTGAAAATCAAATATGGAAGGAGATATAGCCACACCACTCTCACTTTTAGATGTAAAGGATATTCCAAGACTTTCAACAGGCATAAGCATTTTATTACCATTACCCATATTCTTAATTGAAGATTGCCACTTAGGCCCTGCTTGTGATATATCATGTGGGGAGAGAGGATTACCATCTACAGCTATACCACTATAAGTTTTAGCAGAAGATTCTCCTAACATTATGTCTACATCTTTAGGCATTTGTGCTGCTATATCTGGATGATATATAAGATATCCCTTACCTAACATTTGATTATTGCCTGTAGCAAATATGATTGTCTTAGCACCGTTAGGACTGTTGCTAAAATCTGTATCAAGCATACCCTTCTGAGCCATAACAAGTTTCGTAACTTTTTCAGATGCAAACTTACCACCATCAAGTAGTGAGTTCAATAAACTAGGCATATCTCCAAGTGATCTTTGTTGTGCTAGAGCTAATTCTTTTATCAATCCACTGGCTTGATTACCTATAACTTGCAATTGCCCTAGCTCTAATGATTCTATATTTAGAGGATGAGCTCTTCCACCCTCTCCCTCTGCAGCTTTATCACCTATGACACCTACTACGAATCCACCATTTCTAATAATACGTTTAGCTTCATCTCTTACATCTTTATTTGGATGATGACCTTGTACCCATCTAAGAACTTCAGTTCTCATTGGCTGTGTAGTTCCACCATCAGACAAGAAACCACGCTTATACATATTAGCTTGAATCTTAGCAAGTGTTTGAGGATTAGCATCACCAGCATATTCAGCTATCATCTTATCAACTTCACTCCTCTTACCAGCATGATCTAAATAAGGTAATAACATTTTAAGTTCTACAATAGCACGTGATGTATTAGGCTTCTCTAACAAATCTTTAAACATAGATTCAAAGGTAGTTTTATTCTTACCCTTCAATCTACCTGCAGTATCATTATACCAAGTTTCAAACTCAGTATCCATAAGTTTAAGATTCTTATCAGTAGCTACAAACATCATCTTATCCATAGGAGAAAGTCTTAAATAGAATACATAGTCAGTTGGATTTTTAAGAATCTTTCTTACATCTTTCTCACTGATACCATGATCTATAGACTTAAAGCCATCAAGTATTTCTTTAGTAATATTATCTG